ACTCCGAACCGGTTTTTTTGTTTCGCGGCGAAACGCGAGCCAGTTTTGCAGCTCGTCTGCGATTTCGGGCGTGTCGAATTCGGGCGGAATGGCTCCCGGCGGCTCACGACCCGGCGGCTCTCCATTCTTTTTAGATCTAAATACTAAACCTAAACCTAAACTTAAAGGCTCCTTTAGATGCAATTGCACAATACTTGCAGAATCAGAACTCTCATTTTCGGGGGTTGCATGATTCGTGCCAATTAATTCCGTATCGGTTTCGACTACTTGCAGGCTTCGACGCTGAGGATGATGTCTCGCGTTCGCCGCGTCGCGCCGCTTGCCTGACAACTCTTCCATCCGCTCCATCCGCTCCAAAAGGCTCGGAGCCCAAAACCACTCGCCGTTAGTTCCGAGCAGCTCAAGTTCAAAACATCGCTGCATAAACGGCTCAATGATATCAACCGACGTCGCCGTCTCGATTGCTAGCGCGTCGTACGATAGTGGGAAATGGTAATTCTCCTGCTCCCGAAGCAATTCAATCACCATCCAAAAAAGGCCGTATCCAGCCGCTCCGAATTTCGCTCTCAGCATGAGCATTTTTTGATCTCGCCTAGCGTCAGCGTCGTGACTGAAATACGGACTTTTATTCATAAAAACACCTACCTGATTGAGATGCTGGTTTCGCCTACCACTTCTTCGACCCCAGCAAGCTCTGAGTACCGGGCACTAAATCGATCTTTCAGCAGTTTTTTATTAACCTCAGGCCGCTCCACGACACATGCGTCATAAATGTCCGCAGGCCAATCTTGCACTTTTGTGATATCGATCTCCAAACGCATCCGCCCAGCGAGTAGCGAAATGCTCGCTACATCCGTGACGAATTTTCGCAGTCCGGCAGTTTGCAGAAATGACGTCAAATACTTCCGCAACGATTCCGCGCGATTCTCCCTCGACTTTGCGAAACTTTGAACTCGCTTTAGCTCCAACCGAGCGACTTCGGCCGCTGCCTCTTGCTCTAGTATCAGTTTAGTGAGGTAATCAATTTTCTGCTCTGCCGGTAGTTGAAGACCATCAAGTTCGATCTCTAAGATGAGCGCATCTTCCGTGCCTTCGGCCGCGTCAACTTTATCGATTAGCGCTCTAATTTCTAATCCAATTTCGTATAGTTTCATTTCAGCCGTTACCACAAAAAAGATTTATATAGTGCACATCTAGCTCTGAGAGTTTGGATCTTTGTGAATCGACTCCCATTAGCCAAACTAAAGACTTCACGCCGATAGTCGTTAGCGTTTTACCTGCTTGCGATTCCCCTTTGAATCTAATGTTACCTTCCAGCTGCCACCGACCGGGATCTAGAGTTCCAGCATCATCGGCTCGCACTTTTGCCTTCGCCAAAGGCTCCATAGGGTCCATCGCGTCCAGCTCTTGATATTCGCGATCATAGAGATGTTCGGGCACCGCCGGACTAGCGCCTAAGTTCCGAGTTTCCGCTAGTCTTTGAGTTTCTACCGGCCTTTGCACGACTACTGCATGAGCCCGATCATGAGAGCGATCATAAATAGGGCCGGCGTCCGCTATCGTAGAAACTTCCGTCTCGTCTAAAATACCTAAACCGCAGATCGATAGAGTGACGCGCCGCTTTGCTTTAGTCTCGCATTTCATGAGCGCGTTCGCCTTCGCTTCGCCATGCAAACCCGCCAGCGAGACCGCCCCTAGCGATTCGTCTCGCCGCCCCATCTTATCAGTTGCGCGCACCGACACGACATAAAGCCCCTCTATGGCTTCTCTCGCGAGTATCTCGATACTCACTCCGTTAAGCTTGCGAAGTTGATCGGTGCAATCCCGCCGAGCGTATAAAGTCAGCTTATTGTTGAGCTTGATATACTCAAACGGCTTCGTTAGCGGATTTAGGCCAAGGCTGTCGCAGGTTTTATTATAGTATATGACTCGCTGATCTGAGGTTAATTGAGATAAATCCCCGTCAATCAGCAGTCGCTCGATAGCACTGGGCAGCGCGGCACTATTAGATCCGTTAGGCAAAACTTGCGGGGCGCTCATGTGTCACCTCGCTGATTTTTGGCCAGCGCGGAAACTATCGAGCGGATCGAACCGGATTTCACCGCATAGTACAGACGTTTGAACTCTTCCTCGCGCTCTATCTCTCGCGCATAAGGATCGTATGCCGCCAGCGGCGCGCCTTGCGCCAAGATCTTGTCGATTGTTTGAGCACTCGGAATGAGTCTCAGATATTTATAAGTCGGATTCATTTCAGTCGCCTCAAAAGTCTGGGTCTGATTGCATCATAACCCAGAACGGTTCACTTCCAGCGTTTTCATCTATCACAAAATCCCGCGACGTTCAAGAAAAAAGCTACAGCTCGCGATCAATAATATCAACAGCGAGCGCTTGCAAAACCTTCGGCGGGTAAATTTCAGATCCATTGTAGCAAACGAGGGCACGACGAACCTGATCACGTCGCGCCGACTTTTGATGCCTCAGCATGCAATCCGATAGTATTTTAGAGCCTAAATCTATATTTACTTCAGGATCGTAGAGTGCAGCATAGTTCGTGCTTGGCCTGTGCTTTTGCAAGTGCCACGCCATAACTTGCATGAGTCCGATACTTGAGGCCCATTTTCTACGCTGAGCTGGATCTCTCGTCCAAGTTACCCGAGCGACATGGTGCGGTTCAAATCGGATCGCGTGTGGATCTCCCCCACTTTCGACTTCGATGATCGCTCTGATTAACAGCGCCGGCACTTTATGCTTTTTCGACGCTTCAAATATAATAGTGTCGAGCGTTTTAACCGGAGGCGTTAAATACCGAACCACAACGACTGGCTTTAAAAAATCCTCCGTCAATTTCGGCCCAAAAGCGAAGATGCTAGTAGTGACTGCGAGAAAAGAAACTGCTAATTTTGCTATGATCATGTTCGTAACCTGTTTTTTTTACGTTGATGTTCAGACCCGGATCGGAAAGCGTTCACCTTCCGAGCCGGGCATTTTGCGTCAGTTTACAACCTACTCATTATCTGCTTTTCCTCCTTTCTTGGGCATTAGTCCCAGCACTTTCTTGAGAGTGTTTTCAATCCAGCGGTTTCGGGGCAGAGCGCTTTCTCGCGCTACCTTAGTCGCCGCGTTCAAGGTTTCGGCATCTAATTTGAGAGAAATTGGAATTTTTGGCATTACGTCAGCCTTGCTTCTCGTTTTTTGCTGCTAAAACATAGTAAGACTTTCCCAATCGGTCTAAGAAAGGGCCATCAATTACGTGAGTCTCGCTCACGTAAATCGCGACCGCTTCGTCGTCGACTCTCTCTTTTTTTGCAGTGACTGAGTAATACGGTCCGCTCAGCAGATCCAAGAAAGGGCCATCAATTTCATGATTTTCGTTCACGTAAATCCGAGCTACTTCGCGGTTCTCGTCAAGTGCGAATTTTCTCTTGTTGCTCATGTTCGTTTTCCTTTTTAGTTTTTTGAAAGTAGCCGGGTATTCCCCGGCGGTTATGCGATTATTCGACAGTACGTTGCCAATCCCAGATCAACCGACCCGATTTAGTAACTGATGCCGGGCTATTCCAGTCGCAACAATTATCGGCCTCATCATCATCCGCGATAATATCCCAGTAAATCGCTACGCTTTCGCTGTTATCTAGTTTCGCGGATTGATAATACGATTTGCCATCGGCAGTGATCGATGCGGTGCCGAGTAGCTCCAGATTGCCGAGTTGCGCGATTGTCAGGATTTTGTTTTCGATTTTGTTATTCATTTTGATTTCCCTTAATCAATTACTGTATGTCCTGAGTATATACTATTAGAGATAGAGCGCAAGCAAAAAGTTGCAAGAAAGTGAATAAAAAAGCGAGTTGAAGTAAAAGACTTGAGACACTAGACAGTTATGAGCGATTGTTTTAAGCTCACATTGCCCTTGAGGAACTACTGGGTTTAGTCGCCTCGGGTTCACTTCCAGCTCAAGGGCAATTTCCAACGCTGAGGCAATATCATGCGCTCCTTTCTTTTCGCCTTATTTCTACTCAGTCCTATATCCGCTCTCGCTATCTGCGATCTGAGCCTACCGCAACCGCAAGCGGATTGCTTCCCGTCGAATCCTGCGCCACCGAGCAATCCCAATCAAGGCGATCCCGCGGCTCCAGATCCCGGATCAACTTGTCCCGCGCCGCCAATAGATCAAACTGCGACGGTCCCTTATCCGTACTCGTTTTCTTGCTCTAATCAGCTCTCGCTCGCACAAGCTGATTTTCGCAGTTGTCTCGCAGTCGTAAATCTTTTTGACCGAGAGCTTCAAGTCTGTCACAAACAGCTGCAAAAAAGGCGGCGACGCTAACAGCGACGCAATGCGCCGACACGACAATCAACAGCGGGGAAACTTCTCCGCCGCGAACTATCCCCGAACATGTTTTAATTATCGCGATAATCGAAAAAGCACTTAACGATTGCAGGCATGGCCGATCTCACGATCTCTATCGCACCGATGCAGCTTGGTGGTTCCTAGATCGCAAGCTGAAAGTCGGGAAATACGGATTCACATTTCTCGCTTGTGCGGAATACCTTTCGTGGGGGTTTCGCGAAGTTCAGGGTTGTCGCGATATCGCAAAAAACGCAATCAAATTTGAGGAAAATCGGCAATTGGAAAAGAAGCGCATAGCTCAAATGGGACTACCTTTTGAAAAATAATAACGACACGACAATGGCAATCAGCGAAGAGTTCCTAGATTCAATCATCCCGTACGAGTTTAACAACCGGAAACACTCAGAGTTGCAGGTGAATCGCATAGCGAACTCAATCGCCGAGTTCGGATTCAACCAGCCGATAGTTATCGATGAAGCAAACATCGTTCTCGTCGGCCACGGTCGGCTTCTCGCTGCAAGAAAGTTAGGACTCACAAAAGCTCCCACCTATCAGATATTGGGATTGAGCGAAGTTAAGAAAAAAGCCTACAGAATTCTCGACAATAAACTGCAAAACGATAGCACTTGGGACTTCAACAATCTCGAACTAGAACTAGGATTCCTTGAGGACAACGGGCTGGACTTTGAGACGTGGGGCCTAGAGGATTTAAGGAAGCTCTTTCCAATCTCAGAACCCGAAACGCTCGAAGACGATGAGCCTAATAATGAGCTATCGAGTGAGGCGTATATCAAACGCGGCGACATCATTGAACTCGGTCGGCATCGGGTCATGTGCGGCGATAGCACAAGCGAGAAAGACGTCGCGGAACTAATGGACGAACAACAATCCGAGCTATTGTTCACCTCGCCGCCTTATGAAGATATGCGGACTTACGACTCTGACAAACTCAATTTGAACACGGCGCACTTAGCGCAAGTTATCCCGATCTGGTCAGTCGCGTCTGAGTTCTTAGCCGTCAATCTTGGGATAAGAGTTAAAGAGGGCGAGGTAACGCCCTACTGGAACGATTATCTAGTAGCAGCGAAAGATCTCGGATTAAAACTACTCGCTTGGAACGTCTGGGATAAAGGGTGCTTTCTAGGTATAGCAGCAGGCACCGCCATGTTTGGATTGCAGCATGACTGGATCTTTGTTTTCGGCAGTGATCGGCGAAGATTGCGGCGATTTGTTCCGAATAAAAAACCATCACTCGGGAAAAGCAAGTCTATAACACTCCGAGAAGCAGACGGAAGCATGAAACGTCAGCAAGTTTTGCAACACGAAGCACATCAACTAGGCTCAGTTCATCAAGTGCAGGCTAACAAGTCGGACAATAAAGTGAGCGGACATCCCGCGACTTTTCCAATTGAACTACCCGCGCTGTATATAAAATCTTTCAGCGTCGACGGCGATATCATTACAGACTGTTTTCTCGGCTCAGGAACAACGCTCATAGCCGCAGAACAACTTAGTCGCATCTGCTACGGGATGGAACAAAGCCCCACATATTGCCAGAGTATCATCATGCGATATCAGCGCTATTGCGCGAAAAACAACAAAGAATTTACATGCAAAATAAACGGCGAAACTTTTGAGCCCATCGATGAAGCGAACAACTAAACAAGTCAAAGCTAAACCGCCAAAAGTACGGGCAATCAGTTTGATAGAAGATCCGCGTCAGCGGTTAGCTATCCAGATACTATCGGAGCACGGCTACACCAAGGGCGCTCGACGCAGAACCGGAGCCGGTCCGTTAGCCGCTAGGGCGGCAAAAGTTGATATAACAATAATCTACGAGTGGTTAAAAGAGCCTAACTTTTTGCTAGCACTCGAAGAGCAGAAAGTCATGGAGATCTCGTCTGCTATTCGGGATCTGCGCGAGGCATCAAAAAAAGGAAACGTAACGGCGGCGATCTATCGTCTCAAATTACTAGACCCTGAATCATACGATGATCAGATGGTAAGAGATCGAGCGCGGCAAAAGCACGACTTCGAGCTGCAAAAGATAAAAAACGAGGGACTAGAAAAGGCGTTCGAAAAATTAACGCCATTAGCTTTTGCTGAGTTGAGCGAGGATCAGATTGAGCGCATCCGAAACAGAGACTAGCCCTCTTCTTTTGTGGCCGGGCCAGCGCCGACTGCTTGAGGATATCGCGCATCAGAAACACGCAGTCGTTGCAGCGGCTGGGTATGGTAAAACATATTTCGGCGCTCGGTGGTTAGACGCTCGGGTGCGGATGAATCCGCGCTCTAGGCATTTCATGGCCGTCGCGGAGACGGGCGACCTTTTGAAAAACATTATTCTTAAGATGTTTCTTGACTACTATGAGTCTTTAGGTTGGTCGGAAGGTAAGGAGTTTTCAGTCGGAAGAGAGAGATCTGACATGCAGATCCGTTATCCGAACGGAGCGACGATCTTTCTCCGCTCAGCGCAGACGTGGAAAAAACTGGGAACGAGTTACACGCTAGCGGCGTTTTGGGTAGACGAAGCATCAAGGCAACCTGACGGCATACAGCAAGAGCTACGCCGACGGTTGCGCTGCCCAGATGCAAGAGCAGTGCAAGAGCTATACACGGGTTATGGCGAGGGGCTCGGCTGGTACTACCAAGAGTTCGGGAGTCACCGAGTAACACGCGAGGGCCGACATTCGCTAGGCACAGATCGCCTAGTGCTGCACGGGCGAACCAAGGACAACCCACTGCTTCCGCTCGCGTATCTGAAAACTCTAGAAGAGGACTACGCGCATGATCGTAACGCTTACAGCATTTACGTGCTGGGAGAGTTTGCGGCGCTACTGGAGAATGGAGCTTTTGAATTTAGCAGCGCAAACCTCGACGAGACGAAGGCCGAAGTCGGCGCACCGCTTTTTTTAACTTGGGATTTTAACATTGGACAAGTGAGTTGGGGCGCATTGCAAGTGAAAGGAGTAACCGCGCACTTGGTCGATGAAAACCCTCGCCGATGTCGCGACACAGATCAGGCTTGCGATCAATTTATTGCTCAGTTCCCGCCGGATGTTTGGCGCGGCAATTCGATTTTAACAGTCGGGGACGCGAGCGGATTCGGGACTCATACCTCTTCGACATCTTGCGATTACGACATCATCAAGGACCGTCTACGGCCGCTCTATCCCAGATTCGAACTACACGCGAAGCGATTTAATCCATCAGTTGCGCCGAGTATTGTCGCAACTAATCGGTTATTCGTAAAACGTCTGTTATACTTTAGTAAAAGCTGTTCCAAACATATCGAATCGGCGCAGACAACGCGATACGACGGAGCAGGTAAAATCGAGAAACCTTCCGGGGATGCGTGGACGCATCCCATGGATGATATCCGTTATTTTGTAGAGCACTGGTCCCCAGTGAAATCACGAGACAGTTGGAGCAGCAGATAATGGCAGAGCGACAAGAAGAGTTACCAGTACACCCCGATTATAAACACAATCTGTCGCGATATAATCGCGTGACTGATTTTCTCGACGGCTCGAAAGAGGCAGTCGTTAACAATACTTATTTGTGGAAACACGAAACGGAGGACGATACTAGGGATGGGGTAGCAGCATGGAGTGCGCGGTTACTTCGCACGTATAACGAGAATATCGTCGCGCCGTTCGCTGATATACATCTCGCGCATTTAAGCCAGACGATAACGTCTAAGGCGTTGGACACTGGACCACTCGCCGAGATCGCGAAAGATATTACAGGCATGGGTTGGGATTTAAAAACATTTACTCGCGAGCTTCTTTGGTACTATCTCGCGCATGGAAAAGTCTGCGTCCTAACCGATAATGCTCAGGATGTCGGCTTATCGCTCGCGGAAGCAGCGGCTCAAGGGGTGCAGAGTTTCTCGATTATATATCCAGCCACTCATATCCTCTATTGGGAGTATTTTCGGCGCGGAGCGAGAAAAGGAAAGTTAAAAGATATAATCTTGCTGGAAGAGGCGACGATCGAAGATGGTAAAATCGTTAAGCGAGCGATCCGTTATCGTTTCGCCGATGGCGATCATTACATCGTTCAGCATCTCATCCTCGAAGACGATCCAGACACGAAAGAGAATAAGCATTATAAACGCGAGTCCGGCCATGGGATGGATCACCGGAAAGCGCGAATCGAGTCAGAGGTGCTAGGCTCTCTAGAGAATATCCCGGCGCTGATTTGGGGATGCGGCTTAGAGGATTCACTGCTCAGGCAAAACGTAGAATATAATCATGCGGCGCTTAATCTTCAGTCCGTCATAACTGAAACGATTTACAATCAGTGCTTTAGGATTACGGTTTTAGTTGGCGACGTACCGAAGGACCAGCTAATCAAAACGGCAAGCGGAAGAATCTGGGCGTTCGAGGGGCAAAACTTAACAGTTGAGCAGATTGATCCGATTGAGCCGGTTGCGGCGATGAAAGAAGTCGTTAACCTTAAAATCGCCAACTTCAAACATGGACTTATGCTGAACTCCCAACTGCTTGATGATACAAGATCGGTGCAGTCGGCAGAATCGAAAGCGTTCGACTCGAAGAGCCGAGTTGCTGAGTATAATCGCATTGCTGATCAGCTAGAGAAAGTGCTGACGCAGATGTTGGCGAGTCATGCCGAGTTCGAGGGCGTGTCTCTTGAGATCGCGGTTGATATTGCGCGGGACTTCAACTTGACCGATCCAGCAGCCGACGCGATTCTCCGCTCGCAGATCGTAGCTATCGCGAGGGAGCAGGGCGTTAACGAGGTGCAAAAGGAAGTGCTCCGAAGTCTTGTTCTTGCGATGCCGTTGGTACCGAAAGCCGATCAAACAGAAGACGAACGCAGGAGCGAGTTGCTGGCGCTGATTGACGCGGCAGTATCTCCAAACAAGCCGGGGCTCGGGGTGTTTGATCCGTTCGCGAATCGTAGAGACTCAACGCTAACCCAGTAACTATGAAAGCGGTTTTAACGCCAACGGAATTACGCAGAGCAATCGAGCGCGAAGCTCGACAGATGCAGCGGCATCAAAAGCTGATGGGTATTCAAGTAGGTCTGTTGTATCGCAATTTCTCAAAGGAACTAAAGTCGTTTCTGCGTGACCCGAAAAATTATGATAACCGGTCAGCGTTGAACCTCGCGGCGTCGATTAAAATCATTGATCGTCTGGGTGATTTACTCGACGACGCTGGACTCTCGGATCTCAAGCGACAGCAACGGCTAGCGTATGGTGCGCTAGCGGATTCGGCGCTAGATTATTTTGATCTCTTAGGGCTGGATCTAAAATATTCGGACATTGGGCAGGAGGTGCTCGATGCTTACGTGAGGTTTAATGAGGGGCAGCTAGATAGGCTTTTGGATCAGCGATTAGTTGCGCCAGCTCAGCAGGTGCTGTTCCAATCCGCTTTAGGTAATCAGCCGACGCCGGACGCGATAGCGGCAGTTCTTGGTATGGTCGACGGGCTTAGTCCCGCCGCAGTTGAGAATGGAATTAACTTCGCACTAGAGGCCTTCCAGCGGCAGGTAACGGTAGAAACCGGTGATGCGCTAGGGTTAGATGTTTATTTCTACGATGGGCCTAACGATGCGATAACCTCAGATCAATGTCGGGAGATGCTAGAGATCGATATTCATGGAGCGCCGGGTTTTTTGTACAAGGATGAAATTACAACAGAGCTGCACGAGGATCTTGTTTATCCTCCACTACAGGCCGGAGGCCATCCCAATTGCAGGCACAAGTGGATTCCCGTGACTTTGGAATACGCGATATCTGAGGGGTTCGAGCCGTGATTAAGATGATCGTGCCCTCTAATTTTAGGTTGAACCAGCTAGCGATTAAGAAACTAGACTTCCCGAAGTTGGCGCGGACACTCTTGCAAGATACTCAAGCAATTATTTTGCGCGGACTTTCAAAAGGAAGCGGCCCAAACGGTTCGCTCCGCATGTACTCCGATAGTTACCAGAAGGCTATCGCGGCGGGATGGATAGCCGGGAAAGTGGACGCTAACACAGTTAACTTGCGAGCGACTGGGCAAATGTTGAACTCGATGCAGAACCGGGAGACGCAAAAGGGAGCAGAACTTTATTTCGGCTCTGGGCGCACGACTAGGAGCGCAAGGCTAAAAACCAAACGGGATAGCAATGTCCAAGCGAAACCGCGCAAGGCGAACCGCTCGACAAATGCGGAAATTGCAGCAGGAAACGAAGCTCGGGGCCGGGAGTTCTTCGGATTCGGGAAAGAAGAGCAGATTAGAATTGAGAAACAAATAACGCTCGCAATAGATCGCATCCTAAAAAGTTTATAGACACGCAAGCAGACTAGGGGTAATTATGACAGTGACAACAAACGCAACCAATCCCGAAGCAGCGGACGCTGATTCAGGAACTACTGGGAGCGAGCCGGAAGGCAAAACCGTTTCGATTGATGTCGTTCAAGCTGATCTGGCAGAGGCCATCAAGCGGCGCGACAGTTTCGCGAAGAAGTTTCGAGAAACTGACGCAGAGCTGAAAGCCCTTAAAGAGCAGCAAAACGGGAAAAATCGAGACGACGCCGAAAAAACGGGCGACGTCGCAAAACTACGGACTGAGTATCAACGGGATTTAGAGGCAAAGGATCTTATAATCTCGCAGAAGGATGCTCATCTGAAGAAAGTGATTATCGAGAACAAGTTTAGATCGATAGCGTCGGGGATCTTTTTAGATTCTGCTATTGATGATGTCTGGTTCTTAACGAAGGAAGGTTTCGACTTAGAAGCTGACGAAGAGGGTAACCTTTTGCCGGTTGTTAAGGGAAAGCCGGTTTCGTTTGAACAGCATATTAAGAAACTTGCTGAAGATAAGCCATATCTTGCGAAGAACCCCAAAAAGGCCGGTGCGGGTGCTCATGGACCCGGAAGCGAATCGACAAGTGAATTTGAAAAGAGCATCCCGACGATGGCAGAGCTTAGCGCAATGCCGGACGGGGGAATCTCTTGGCTGAAAAATAATCAGAAGCTAGCGGCTAAAGTAAAAATCGCCTAGCTCAACGCAGTAAAGGAACACAATGGCATTATCAGCTAACGCTACAATATACGCGGACAACGTGGGTGGAATCCTCGCGTATGTTTTGCAAGCAAAAGTTATTGAGACGTTTCGCTCGACCGCGATCATGTCGCCTTTCGTTAATCTGGGCCAGTTCGCGCCTAACTCGCAAGTCGCGCAGTGGAAGCGGAAGCCAGCCTCGCTTGCCAGTGCCGCAGTCGCTCAAGGTGCTACTGCTACAGCCGTGAGCTACAACACTCTCGGTCCTCAAGTTACAATGGGCAAGCGGAAGATCGTTTTTGAAGTTTCCGACGAGGCTATGGTGGCCGGTGGAGTCGATGAAAACGAACTCGTCAACGAAGCGATCAAAAGCTTGATTGAGGGCGTAGATATTGATCTACTCGCACTAGCGGCTGGTATTGCAAGCTCTGTAGGGACTACCGGCACACCTCTTGCGCCAGTGAGCATCCCAGATGCCGCTTATCGTATTGATGAGCAGAAAATCGCAGGGCAAAAAGTTGCAATGCTATCGCCTAAGGCTTTGTTCAATATCCAAAACACCGTAATCACTTCGGGCGCGTCAGTTTGGTCGAATCCAAACACTGACACATTGCTAGGACAGATGGGCGCTAACGGAGATGCGTATCGTGGTATGCTTGCCGGAGTTCCGATCTATACCTCACACAATGTGCACATTAACGCCGCAACTGACGACTGGGGCCTGTTGTTCGCGGCTGATACCTGTTTCGGCATGGCGGTAGCTAGTACCGTGCAGGCCGGGATTCAGGTCGCGGCTGAGCGAGGCAATGCCGGGATACTCGACGGTGGAAAGTGGATCGGCGTGTCGATGTTTTTCGGCGTCGCTGAACTCGTAGATTTGGCTGGGGTGCGATTAATCTCAGCAACTTAATAACAGACGGCTCCACTCTTCTGTTGGAGGGTGGAGCTTTTAGAAAGGAAAGCGCATGTCTATTACAACTCCGCAAGATAAGTTTAAACCTCGCGTTAACGTAGAAGAGCAGCGCGGACATATCTATTTTTGGCGAACCTACCCGAACGGCGAATTATACCCAGTCGTGCCATTCGACAGTGCGGAACTGTTCAGTTATCGAATCGCAACGCCGGGCTTCGGCGCGTCAACTATTAGCTACTACAAACGTAAAGGCTTTCGACCCTTGTTTTTCATGTTTTGCGGTATGCGGAACCCATCAATCGACGAGATGCGACGCGCAAAAGCGAGCGATAATGAAATGGAAGCGCTATCGTCCTTGGCTATGGAGATCCGATTCAATGCCGCCGAGTATGATCGACTCTTAGAGAGTTATCAGCCTGAGGCAGTGGGAGTTCCCGCAATTGAATCAGACAGAGCGATTGAGTTCCGCGTTCAGGCTGAGAAGCTAGCGAAACAGGCAAAGCGGAAGGCCGACGAAGCGGTTGCGGCGCAATGAGCAGAGAAGCTCTAGAGAAACTTCGCGCGTCTTATGCTGAGATAGATCGCAGTAACGGAAAACTGCCCGACATGAGAAACATTGAGCAGCGTTCCACTGCATTAGCTGAGCAAGTGCAGAGAGAGCGCGGCGATGCAGCTAGCCGCAAGTTTAAAGATACGCCACCGACTCCGAGCACTACAACTTATATTGATCGATACGGTAAAAAACTAACAGAAAAGGAATAAAGATCATGCCAACAGTATTTGAAGATTTAGACGGTATTCAGGCAGTAAAAGGTATATCGGTTGAGTACGCGATCGACAACGTCAACGATACAACGCCGACGCAAGCGGAGTGCATAACCGCATTTGGCGCGATTGCCACGAAGACAAACGCATGGCTCGGCGTGATCAACGACAGCAACGGCAACGTAAATATCTATTTAGTTATGAAAGCTGGCACTAAATATGCGTTTACTAAGCTAACAGTCGCGGCGTAATAATTAATGCCGGTTGTAGATCAAACTCAGCACTTGTTTGGCAGATC